CTCTTTTTCTATTTGATCTAATCTCAATATTATTTTTTAATAAAATTTTCTTTACCTGAGTAGTTCTAGTTGGTGTTCCATATATTTTTGATATTTCTACCAAATTTTTACCTGATTTATATAATTCTAAAACATGCTCTTCATTAAATTTTTGTAATTTCATATTTTTTAATTTTATATATTAAAAAATAAAGTTTCCTTTGATTATGAAAAACATATTAATAAAAACAATTATTTTTATTTTTGAAAATTTTTATGTATATTTGTATAAATTAAATATATAATAATAAATAAAAATAATAAAAAATGGAAAACTTAGTGAGTTTCGACTTCGACAGTACCCTTATACATACTCCCACTCCTGAAAGTGGGAAAGAACTTTGGGAAAAAGAAACTGGTTCATCTTGGGCTGGAAGAGGTTGGTGGGGTAATCCTGAATCTTTAAACTTAAATATTTTTTATCCACCAGTTAATCAATGGGTATATAAATTTTATAAACAATATTCAGAAGATCCTGATAGTCATTGCTTTTTAGCAACAGGTAGAGTTGAAAAGTTAAGAGGAGCAGTAATAAATGTTTTAAAACTTCATGATATTGAAATAGATTTGTATTGTAATCCTGGTATGGATACATATTTATTTAAAGCAAGATTATTTACAAACCTAATTGATAGATATAAACCAAAGAAATTCATTTTATTCGATGATAGACATGAACATTTAATTAAGTTTGTAAATGAGTGGGCTCCTAAACAAAAAGTTCCTGTAGAAGTAATAGATGTAATAAATAAAAAATATTTATTAAAATGAAAGAGATGATCACTTTTAATATATAAAAAAAAATAATATTTATGTCAACTTGTAAAGAAAATAAAAAATTATATGATAAAGAATATAGAAAAAGAAATAAAGAAAAATTAAGAGAACAAAAAAAAGAATGGGTTAAAAATAATCCAGATAAAGTTAAAGAAAGTAGAGTAAGAAATAAAGAATCAAAAAAACTAAGTGATAAAAAATATTCTATTAGAAATAAAGAAAAGTTAAATGAATATAAAAAAGAATGGGCTAAAAATAATCCTGATAAAGTAAAAGAATCAAATTTTAAATATCATCAAAATAAAATGATAAATGATAAACTTTATAAATTAAAACATTTAACAAGTAATATTATTAGAGATTCTTTTAAAAGAAAGGGGATTTCAAAAAATTATAGAAGTGTTTATATATTAGGTTGTACTATAGACTTTTTTAAAAATTATTTAGAAAATAAATTTGAAAGTTGGATGAATTGGGACAATTATGGCAATCCTATTGATGGTTTAATAGAGCCAAATAAAACATGGGATATAGATCATATAATACCATTATCAAATGCTACAACAGAGGAAGAAATTTTTAAATTAAATCATTATACTAATTTACAACCTTTATGTAGTTATCACAATAGATTTATTAAAAAAGATAATTAAAAAAATTAACAAGAAAAAAATAAAAGAAATAATATGTCAACAATTACAGAAACAAGAACATCAACAAAATTAGATGAGATCTTAAGTCAACCATTTGTGTTAATTTTAAATAATGACGACTATAATAGTTTTGAACACGTAATAGAGTGTTTAATGAAAGTTTGTAAGCATTCTTATGAACAAGCATCTCAGTGTGCTCATATAGTACATTTTAGAGGTAAATGTGATGTAAAAAGAGGTACTAAAGAAATAGTAACTAAGATGTATGAACAATTAAAGTCAAAAGGTCTTAGTGTGACAATGGAAGAAAATATCTAATAAAAAAAGAGGCTGATTATTCAGCCTCTTTTTTATTTATTTTTTATTTTATTAATAATCGAATCTAACTCAATTAATAATAGTTCTTTTTTTTCTTTATTAAATTTATCATCTAATTTTATTAAACCATTATCAGCAACCCCATATGTAAGTATAGAATTATATATTTTTTGTATTTCAACGGCATTATTCTTTTTATCCTTTAAGATGTCTAAAGGTATTCCATTTGAATATATATCATTTAATCTTCTAGTTTTACTTTCTAAAAAATCTTTTGATTCCTTTGAAAGATTTTTTAAGTCTTCATTTGCTTCTATTTTATCACTAGCTATTAAATTTTGTAAACTTCTATAAATCTTTTTTGAAATTGAATTATCTTTATTTTTAATTTCTTCATCATTTTTAATTTTTTCAACTTCATTTTTAATTTCTGATAATTTATTTAAAATATATTTTTCTTCAGGTGTATTTTTATTTGTATATTCTTTAAATGTATTAACTTTTTCTTCTGTATCTTTCTTAGGTTCTTTATCAGTTTTTTTAGGTTCTTCATTTGGAGTTTCTCCATTTCCTATTTGTTTAGCATCGGAAGATCCTTCATAATTAAATACCTGATTTAATCCTTTTAATATAGTAGGATCTTTTACTTCGATACTTCTATTATCTGTTTTAATTATAAATTTTTTATTAGAATCTTTTAAAACTTTCATATCACCAATTTCTATTTCTGTATCACTTGGTCTATAGATATCATCTAAATGCTTTTTAATAAAATCTAATGCTTTTTTTGAACTATCAATAAATGGAACAACAATGTCTTTTTTATATCCTAATTCTTTAGGTTTATTATATCCTAATTCTTTAGGATTGTTTTTTTCTTCTCCTTGTTTATTACTTTCTATATTACCCGGTATATTATCTTCTTTCTTTTTATTATCAGAAGGTATTTCTCCTGAAACTTTTTTACTAGCATCTCCATTAACTCCGTCATAATAATAAAATATCAATTTCCAACTTCTATTATGAACTTTAGTTCTATCAAATTCTATTTTAGCAATTCTTAAACCTTGATATGTATAATAAAATAATTGATTACTTTCTTTTTTTTCAGAAATACCTAAACTTGTTAAGCTTTTTATTTTAATTTCTTTTTCTTTAGAAATACCTAACTTATCTTTAACTTTATCCCCAAATTTTTTTATCAATGAAGGACTTATTTCTTTATCAATTCTTTTATTTAATTCAGGAGTAGAAAAGTTCCATATAGAACTTATTTTTTTCTTAGCTTCCTCAAATGTAAAAAAGTAATTAATTGTTTGAGTATAAGGTTGTTGACTTTGACCTTCAATTTTATCTACACTAGCGTTTTTATAAACTATATTTCTCTTATCAAAGAGTTCAAAAACTTTAACATAATTTTCCATATCTGTATATATTAATTTTTAATAATATTTTTTACCATGCCAATCTATACTTCTTTCATAAGTATATGATGTAGCATTTTTCCTTCTGCGATTAACATTTATTAATGCAGAATAATCCGAAACTTCTTTAGCTTCACTTGAATTATTTATTATATTATTAATATAATTTAATACATCAGTTGGTAACTCTTTACTAAAATCTTGTATCATCTCTTTATAATCATAACGACTAAATATAGATGAAGCATTTACTAATGACATAGCACAATTATGAACAACAATACCATCAGCAGTATAACTATTATCATCTTCTACTTCTAAATTATATGTTAATCCTTCATATTGATATTTTTCTGATTTTTCTATTAAAGATCCATATTCGTAATTGTTAAACTTTAATAAACTTGAAGACTTTGGTCTATTTTCATATATAGTAACCCAATATTGGTCTTTTGTATCTTTATTATATCTTTTTCTTTTATATTTATTTATCAAAGCCCAATATCCTAAAGACATAGCAATATCTCTCATACCTAGTGCTAATTTTTTACTTATACTACAACCAATTTTTTTATCTTTTCTATTATTTTTACCTTTTCTAATCCAACCATCCCCTTTTAACCAATATTCTAATACATATTTTAGATCTTTTCCTAAAGTATAAGCATAATATGGTATAATTTTTTCTTTTTCACAATAACAAAAGTTTAACACTTCAGCATAAAATTTACTATTAAAAGATAAATTAGTTGATTTTTTCTTTTTATTATTAAACTCTTGTGTATTAATACCTAAATTTTCTAAATAATTTTTTATTTCATTAATTAATTCTATTTGACTTGAATTAAAAGCAATTGTAATTCTATAAAAATCATCTTTAATATATACGTTACCATCTGCTAAAAAAAGTCCTAAAAATTTAGCAAAATTAGAATCTAATATAATTTCTTTTTGTTTGATATTATCTACATAAGAATATTTATTTAATTCAAAAAAATCTTCCCATTTTAATATTACATTTTTATTATCTTCTAAATTTTCAATAATTGAAACACATCTTCTTTTTGCTTTAAAATTTTCTGGCAAAACCCATTCTCTATTTGTATAATTATTATAATTCCCTTTTTTACAAATTTTTCTACTATAATTAATATTAGAAGCATATATAGGATGATTATATGTTATATCTAATTCTAATTGACCTTTGAATTTTAGTTTATACATATCCCCTTTGAAATTTTTAATACATTTATTAATAACTTTTTTATAATTACCTAAATGAGTTAAAACTAAATCCCCTATTTCTATATCTTTAATATATTTATATCCTTTATTAGTCATTATTATAGAATCTTCTTTTAAACAATCATCATGACCAATATCCGCAGCATATCTAACATTACCTGCTGATGTTATATGTCTAACAAATGTAGTTATTTCTTTGATATTATCTTCATTAGTTATATTAAAATTTCTTTTGTTCATATTTTCTTGATAATCTTTAACCAAAAGATTTTTATTATCTCCTAATTTTAACCCTACTTTTTCTTCACTTGAATCCATTCTATGTTTATATCTAAAAAATATACCAGAACCATAATTATTACTACCATCAAATACATGCGGTAAATGAGCTAAAAACTCACTACCATAAGTATTCGTTTCTAATACTACTCTAAACTTTTCATAATCAAAATATTCAAAAGCTAACATATAAAATAAATCTGCTAATTGTTTAACAGAAATTAAATTAGACCTATATAATCCAATTTGTTCTAACCAAAAGAAATCACTAAAATCATATAAATTAGATTTTTGAGCTTCAATTAATTCTATAGGTTTTAACGCTATTCTAAATATATTTATAATAGTATAATCTTGACCTAAACCTTCCGATATATCAATTGACATTATACCTTTAGTATTTTTACGATTAGCATGATTAAATGTATCCTCATCAACCCATGTTAAGTCTCTATAACTAAATCTTAATTTATCATCAAACATAGGTATATCTCTATACTCAAAATGTTTTTTACCTTTAATTAAAGTATCAATAACACTTTCACTTAATATAGAACGAGTTGCGTTAATAAAACGTAAACCATATTCTTGGTTAAATGCATCTTCTCCACCTATATTTTTTATAGAATCTTCTTTCCATGTAGAAACATCACATGCTAATTGAATAGGTGTTAATACATTATTATTGTCATAAAATTGAAAAGATTTTGTTAATTCTTCAGGACATAGTTCATTATTATGAATTGCTATAGTTTCTTTTTCTATTTCGGCATCAAACTTTTTTTCTACTTTAGTTAAATGTGAAAAGTTAGCTATAACTTGCTCATATAAAGATTCTTCTGTTAAACCAAATTTAAATAATTTAACAGGGTTTAATCTATAAAATGTCAAGAATCTTCCTGGTACTTGATACCAATATATTCTTAATGCTTTAAACTGATTTTTTTGCGGATCGCCTTCAGGGCGTTCCGCATCGGTTAATAATCTATAAAATAGATTCATTCCATTAGGTGTTGATGTAATAATTATTTTTGAGTTTTCTACAGCAGATACTACGGGATAAACTGCTTGGTAATAAGGTTCAATAATATTAGAAGGAATGTGTGCAAATTCATCTAAGTATAAAAAGTCTATCGTAAAACCGATAGCGGGAGTTCTACTTCTTGCAGCTGTTTTAATACGACAACCATTTTCAAATATCATTGTTCTTTGGTTCCAGTTTTTAATACCTACTTTAAGGAAGAATGGAAGGTGAACATATATAGATTTAATTTTATCTACAATTTCAATTGTTGTACTGGCTATGTTAGCCACAATCATAATATTTTTATCGTTGTTAAATGTTACAAAGTGTAACATGGTAATTGCTGCATTAATTGTATTATGACTTAATATACCATTTGTATAAAATCTATGATTTGGATCATCAATAGTAAAATCAAACATACTAACTGATGAATTATATTTTACTATATTTATAACTTTTTTATTACCATATTTTGTAAATAATAAATCTCCTTTTTTTAAATCTTTACAAAATACTTCTTCTAAATTGTTAGTAAATAAAATATGATTATCAGCACATTCTAAAAATAAATTATTTTCTAAAACAATTTTATATACTTTATAAGGTTGTGTTAGATGTATATCAGTAGCTTTAACAAACCCGTTATCAGATTCTACTCTTATATCTAAATTCGATATAGTATTTAATATTTTTTTATTTATATCATTTTGATCTAATGATAGATTCCTATATTCATAATTTTCAATTAAATTTATTAATTTATAAATTATTTTTATTATTATTTTTTTCATATATAAATGAACTTTTTTAATATATATTATATTATCTAATATACCTTAAAAAACAATGATAAAATGAAAAATAATTTAAAAGTTTATAAAAACATAGATAAAAAATTTTTAATAAATTTTATAGAAAATAATATTACAGAAAATAATAAAGAAATAATAGATATGATAAAAAAATCTATATTAGTAGATAAAGAAGTTTTATTAAGAACAATTTTTGATAAACTAAATATAGATTCAATAATATTATCTGTTAATAAAATGGATAATAATAAAGGTTTTGATATTTTATTTATGACCATAACTGATAGTATAGAGTTTTCAACTACTTCTGTTTTTGCTAGCTCTTTTTTAAATTATAGAAATGAATTGAATAGAAAGAAAATAGAAATAGAAAAAAATTATCCTAAAAAAGAGTATTTAATGATTAATAATCAAATGGATATCTATCTTAATGAAATAGATTCTGCTTTAAAATCTTTATCTATCGAAAATTTATTAAATAGCTATTAATAAAAAACCACGATTAAATCGTGGTTTTTTCAATTCCTAAAAAATTTAAACATTTATTTAATGTTTCTTCTTTATTTTTCTTATACTCACTATCCCATATAGTTAAAACTTCAAAACCTTCTTTAATAGCATCTTCTGTTTTTCTCCTGTCTTTATCCCATATTAGTTCAGCTGTTAAACCTCTTTTTATATTAAAATTATGTGATATATCATTAGCTTTATATATTTTCGGATTAGCGTGATATTGATCCCCATTATATTCTATTATTTTTTTATTTTTTAAATCAACAAAGTCATAAATCCATATTCCTGATGTTGAACGATTTATCCTAAATTCCCCTTTACTATTAAATTTATTTGTAGCATAATATAAATTGCATATTTCACTTTCATTATAATAAGTAATTATAATGTTAAATAATTTTTGACTTATTAAAGAGTAACCTCCTTTCAGATTACCATTTTCTAAAAGACTTTTTTGCCATTTATTTTGTCTATTGGTAAATAATTTTTTACCTTCGTCTTCTCCATATTTCTCAATACATATTTTTTCACTAAAGGTCCTTTGTCTTTTAGACAACATTTTTTCAGCTACTTCTTCATTATAGCCTTTATCTAAGTAATATCTTATAGAGGTTGTTAATACTCTATCTTTAAGAGCTTCTTGAACAAAGAATTTTCTTTGTTCATCAGTTTTATCATCTTTATACTTTATAAAATCTTTTGAAAAGGGTGATCTTGAGCGTCTTTCTTCTTCAGTAGTTTTTGATACATGATTTGGATTATTTTCTCCAGAAAATTTTTCAGAAAACATTTTTTTATATTTCTCCTCTTTCATATGTTTTCCCATTTTTTCGGTATCTTTTTTAGCCATTAAAGGAGCATTAGGAAACTTTTTTAAGTAATCTTCTGAAGTCATACCATGAGATTTTAAATGACCTCCATATAACCTTTTTGATTGCTTACCACATTCTCTACAAGTTACAAATTCATATGAATCATTTATAACTATCTCATTTTTTAAAATCATAATTTTTATTCATTTTATGATTTATATATTAAAAAGTTTGGCTCCCCTCAAATTGGAATAATTTTTTATAAAGAAATAATTTTATTTTTTCTAAAAAAGTCAAAGGTCTAATCTTTTTTAATTCTTCATAATAAATCATTCCTATGATTTTTTTGATGCCATTTTCAAATAAAACTTCTGTAGTAAAGGAAAAACATTTACCTATCTGACGACTACCACATAGAATAGATTTTCTATTTTGATATAATTCTAATATATCTATTTGATAATCTCTTAGTGTTAGATTTTTAATACTACCATCTTCAACTTTAATTTTACAATATTTTTGTGCAAAGTATTTTATATCTGTTTTACATTTAATATATTCTGCGATTTCTTCAGGAGTCATTGCGAAGGTTATACCTGCTCTCCTATTTCCTATTTCATTTTTGAACCAAGGATTTTGATAACGTTTTAATACAATACCATCATTTAATTTCTGTGTTAATTCTTCAACTAGTTCTGAGTTAAAGACAAATTTCCTTAATTCTTCTTCGTCTATCTTTGTGCTTTTAGCCATAAAAGAAAAATTATTTTTTTAATATATATAAATAAATATCATATACATAAAAATATGCCAAAAAAATCAGAAAAAGACGTCAAAATGGAGTCTATAAAAGAGGAGTTTGAAAGAATTCAAGAAACTAGCAAAGGTCTAGATTTAACAAAATACTTTGCAACAGAAGATGATTTACCCGATTTAGGTGAAATAGAAATATATAATTACGATTTAGATCTTACTACAGCAAATACTGAAGCATCAGATATGTTAGAATCATTAGTTGATTTATATTTAGGTGATTCTAAAGTAGTAATGGAACATGGATATATTAAACAAAAAATGAAGCAGGATGCTTCAATATATGCAGAAACTATGTTCTTGGGTAAAATGACAAGAAAGAACTATTTAACACAATTAAGACAAATTGATAATGGTAATAATAGTGCTAGAATGCATGAAGTTGTAAATCAAACAGTAGGTCAAATGAGAGAAAATATTAAATTTATTTCTACTCAAAGAACTGAATTAGAAAAATTCTATAAAGAAATTCGTAAAGATTTAGGTTTAACAAATGTAACTACTTCAATTGAGCCAGAAGTTAAAGAAGAATTAATCCAAGAGGAAGAAATTAACAAGGTTGTTGAAGATGATAAACAAGTTGTTGATGCAAGAAGTTTGAATGATATGATCGATAAAATCCTTAAAAATAAGGAATAATTATCTTTTATTAAAAGATTCAAAAGTCTTGAAAAGATTAGAATAATCTAAATAAACACTTTTAGAAATAATTTGATTATGCTTATTTGTAGTTAATTGATTTATCTCTAAAAGTGGTTTTATTAAATCTATGTTTTCTTTAATAACTTCTTTTAGACCATTATCAGTTTTATTTAAAATACTTTTTAAGTAATTATTTACATCATTATATATACTAAGAGTTCCTAAATCAATATCATAAAAATTAACAACATTATATTGTTTATTTTGTTTATCTATAAACTTTTTATCTTGAATTTTATATCCAGTCAATAGTCTTAATAAAAATTCTATTTTTTTGTAATGTACAAAATCAGCATCTTTATCATAAAAAGTTTCATTTATGAAAATGAATTTTTTAATTATAATACCTTCTTCATTTAATTTTTTTTCAACTTTTTCAATTATAGATTCATAATTTCTTTTAGATAATTTAGAACAAATTATATAATTATCATCTGTTTTATTCTTTAATAATTTATTTAATAAATCTATTCTTAATTCATAGTTAGTATTATCAATAATATCTTTATTTAGAAATTCTTGGATAGATATTCCTAAATTATTAAGATCTGCTTTATAATTTTTTGCATGGATTTTTATATTATTATATAATGTTGTAGGAAGCCAATATACTTTACCATTAAAATATATTTTATTATCTTGACTTTTATATATACCATCTTTAATTAAATTAAATTCATATTCACTTATTTTTAATATAGGGATGTTTGGTTTAGTTTTATCAACTATCCATACTTTACTATCTATTACTAAAATAGTATCTATATCAAAAACATTACATTTAAATTTTTCCATTAAGTTATATATTAAATTTTATTTGACAAAACCTTTACTTATTGCGAAGTCATACATTGTCGGTAAATTAATATGTTTTTGAAATCCTCTTTTAATATCTATTAACTTTTTAGACTTACGAAGAATGTTTATTATAACATATCCATATTCTTCTAAAAAATCTAAATAACAATCCGTCCATGGTTTACTATAATGTTCTAAAGTTTTCCATTCTTTATTACCTCCACTCATCCAGTATAAAGTTTTTTCGGGAGAAATATCTGTTAATTTAACTTTTATATCTATATCCCATAGATTTTTAGAATTATCACCAATCATTAGAGCAACTGCTTCACCAACATCATATGTAATTTCATTTCCTATTTCATAAACATATTGGTCTTCTAAATCTTTTATGATGCTGATGTTATTATTTTTAAAAATGATGTTATCTGCTTCATTAAGTCTTTTTCTTCTCATAAATTAAATATTTTTTATTCCTGATAAAAATTTTCCTTCAAATTTACCTGCTTCAAATATCCCATTCTCCCAAATTCCATAAAAATTACCACCCTTCCATATTCCGTAATACCAATTTCCAGCATAAAAATTACCGCTATTCCATATAATAGTATCATGTATGATTTCAATATCAGCCATTTCAATTTCTGAATCTATTAACCAATAAAATTTTTGTTTAGATAATATTTTATTTATTTCAATTGGATCGGTAATGATTTTATCATTAATTTTTAATCTTAAAAATCTCATACACATATATATTTTAATCTTAAACTCCAAAATAACCGATATGTGTTTTTTTGGGAAAAACACATAATTTTAATTTACACAGATTTTAATCAGAATGAAATAAATTTGAATTCATGCAAGATCATGATATATATAATATACTATATTTACTTATATTTACTACATTTTTTTAACTACATTTTTTTAACTACTTTTTTAATACATAAATTTAATATATAAAAGTATGAAAGTACTAAAATTTTACGAAAATGTAAAACTAACCAATGACTTAATAGAGCTTTCTAAATTGATATTAAAATCTATTTTAGAAAATACTTTATTTAAAAAAAATATAAAAGTAAGTTCTATTAGTGAGTTTGAGCCATTTACTTTAAGTGAAGTAAAAGGAGCTAATTCAATGTATCATAACTTTATTTATGGTAAATTTGGTAAAAAATTACATATCTTTTTTATCAATACTGATACTAATGCTGATGGATTTAGTTCTGATTCCAAAGGAAGATATGTTTATGATATAAACAATAATATTGCAAATATACATTTAAAATGTAATAATTACACTTATGAAAGTTATAATAAACTTATTTCTAGGGATGATGCATTTGAAATAATAGAGTATCATTTTTTAAAAGATTTTCTAAAAACATTTATTCATGAATTAACTCATGCTTATGATGATTTTAGAAGTAATTTTAAACTTGTAAAATTTAATGAGCCACCTAATTATAGTGATGTTGAAGGTTATAAAAAGTATTTAAATTATAATTATGAAATACATGCTAGATTTAATGCTTTAATATATGATATTGATTTTTATACTACTGATATTGATGAAGAAAATGATTGTTTTGTTGATACCTTAAAAGATTTTTCAAATTGTTTATCTCAATTCAAAAATAGAATAAATTCTGGTAGATATGCATTTGATTTATTTACTCAATTAAATAGAAAAAAAATATTAAGTAAATTTGCTAAATACTATTTAAGTTTACCGAAACAAAAAATAGGTTAATAATAATTTAATATATAATAAATAAAAATATAATAGATAAATGAAATATATCAAAGAAAGGAAATTATTTATATCTAATGTAAAACAACCTTTAATTAACCCTGAATTACTTAATCAAGATTCTAATTTAATTACTGAAATAGTAGGTAATGATATTAGATTTGGTGGTACATGGTTTGGTCGTTTAATAAATTCTACAATTAGAAGAGCAACAAATGCTTATAAAGGAACTCAAATACAAAGTTTAGTAACAAAAGTTAGAGATCAATTATACTTAATGTTAGATGAGAATATGAGTGGCGAATTAAAAAATGAATATGGTTATTATTTATATCGTCTTGCTATGTCTAATGTTGATGAGATGGTTAAAAATGAGGATATTGAGTTTGAAGAAAAAAAGATTCAACTTATCGGTAAAAGTGGTAACGGGGGTTTAATACAAGCTGCCATTGAAGCATTAACTGAATTAAATCTAAAAGATAAACCAGGTGATTATCAGTATAAAATTGATAATCGTGATTTTATTTTGAAACAATTAAGAGATTTTGCACAAAAGTTGAAAACTTTAAAAAATCCAAAAACAGAAGCTAAACCTGAAGAAAAAGAAGAAGAAAAAGAAGCTCCTCAACCAACTACACCACAAAAACAACTTACATATAATGGTCCTAGTGCAAGTCAGGTTAATAATCAAGTTGGATCTAGTCAATCAAATAAATAAAAATTAAAGTGTAAAAATGAAATATATAAAAAAACATCCTAGTTTATCTAATAATTATAAAGAAATTAGTGATTTTGAAATTAATGAAGAGTTAACACCAAATCAAAGAAAAGCTAATTTAATTAAAGCTCAACAAAGAAAAAATAATTTATCTAGTGGATTAAGTGCATCAAAATATAATGATGTAGATAATTCTAAAAATACAAAGCCACAAGAAATAGAATCATCTACTTTAACTAAACCGCAAAGTGCTAGTGCATCTATTTCAACTGATACAACAGGACCACAAAGTGCTAGTGCATCTATTTCAACTGATACAACAGGACCACAAAGTGCTAGTGCATCAAATACCTCTCAAACTCAAGGAGGAAGTGCCTCATTAACAGCGCCTACTCAAGGCGCTAGTGCATCAACTCCTCTAACTATAGATGGTTTATTTGGATCAATATTTAAAGAAGAAGAAAGACAAAAATGGGAAATGACAGATGAAGATTATAAAAAAATGGAATATATAGGTTCACAAGATGTAGAATCATGGTCTTATACTCCAGATGATACAGATAAAGATCCTATTATTAAAATAGTTGATTTATTTCAACAAGCTCATCAATTATATTTTACACCTCAAATTCCAACAGGAAGACCTTTAGGTAAAGTATCTCAAAAAACTTATTTAGAATATACTTATGTAGGAAAAGAAACAGGTGGTGGACAATGGAGAGAAGATTCTGCTCCTTCTGGACCATTTATAGTAAATTCTATATTTAATAAATGGAGAGATGGAATTGAAAAAATATTTCAAGATAAAGAAATGAGAAAAATATTTGCTAATTCTAAATTTAAAGTAAAAAATACTACAGTTGTAGAAGAACCAAATAAACAAACTAAATTAGAAAGTATTAAATTTATTAATGAAGCTGAAGAAGCAACTGCTACACCAAGTGGTAATGATAAACAAGGTCAAATAATATTTACATTTATGAGAAATATGCTTGATAAAAATAAATTAGCAGATTTTGATAGCAATAAAAATAAATTAATGTTTGATTATTTTGGAATTAAAGGGGATTCAGTTGATAAAGTAACATATAACGGTCTACATAAACCTAATAAAAGAGATACTGATCCAAACGAATTAAGATGGCAAACTACTGATTGTAAGTATAACGAATTAGATAAAAAATTATTTTTATTAGCTATGAATAATGAAACTATTTATTTTTGTGTAGGTTTATCTCATGAAGAAATTCTCCCAAAAGATTATATAAAAGGTGCTAAACGTGTTAATGGTACATACTTCTATTACTGGGAAAATGATGATAAAGAAATTAGAGATTGGGCAACTTCTAAATATCCAAAATTAACACTACAAAATGTTTTAGATAAATTAAATGTAAAAAAACAAAATGGTATAGGATTTTTAGATAGCCTAAATGACTCTGGAGACACAATTAGAAAAAGTGAATGTGAATGGTATTTAATGAAATCACCGGGAAGGGGAAGTATAGATTATAAATATGTTGAAGTACAAGACTTTGAGGGTAAGTACCCTACTAAAAAAGTAGGATCTCAACTTGATAAACCTCTAAAAAAATATGATAGAGATTTGACATCGTATATGCAATTAACAGATGGGGTTGCTAATTACCATTCTAGCGAAGAATTATATAATAAATATATTGGTTCTTTATCGCCACTTGTTAAAGAAAAATTTAAAAAAGCGGTTCTTGAAAGAAAAAAACAAAAATAATTGATGAAAATATATAAAAAGTTTTCTTCTTTTATTAAAGAAGAAGTAGAAGTACAGGATTTAGAGAATTTAGAAAGTTTGGAAAACTTAGAAAAACAAGTAATGGAATATAAATCCAAAAAAACTATTTTAGATAAAATTTACCAAACTAATATTAATGAAAAAGATTTAGAAAATAAACTATTTAATGCTAAATTAGTTATTAGAGGTAAAGATAATAAAATGGCTTTTACCAATGAACTACTAGAAATATGGGCTAAAATTTCAGGTAAGAAAAAAGAAATACAAAATATAAATGATACTATAGAAGGCTATAAAAATAATATAATTCAAAAACAAGATTTAATTAAAAAAAATCTTAATTTACAAGAAAGTACAAATGAAGAAATAACAGAATTAAATAAAAAAATTGCAGATAAATTAAATGAAATTAACCTACTAAAAAAGGAAATGACTAAAATAGATACGGAAATAAAAAATAAATTAACTTTACTAAACAAGAAAATTAGTAATATGAAATCTAAAAAATAGAAAAAATAGATAATTTTATTTTTATATATAAGATAATAAAAAAAATAACATAATATGCCAACAATTCAAATAGGACAATATACAAGACCAGGTATATATATTAATGAGTATGACAATTCAATTTTACCAAACGTTGTAGCACCAGCTGGGAATTATACGTTAGTAATAGGTTTCTCTAAGATAGGACCTGTTAACACACCAGTTTTGTTACAAAGTCAAAATGATTTAATAAATATATTTGGAAATATTGATAGAACCTTAGAAAGAAATGGTTCTTTCTTCCATAGAACAATTCAACAAATGTTATTATCAGGTCCGGTTTATGCTCTAAACTTATTAGAAACTGATGATACTTTAGATCTATTACAATATGCTTCACTTTCAACAGCTTGTAATTATCCTAACTACATTAATTCTAATGGTGCTCCTTATAGCAATTTCTTTAATACAACAGGTTTCTGGAAAAAAGATACTGAATCATTTAACTATTTAGCTAATGATGAAGCAAATGGTAGTACTGATGGAAATAATCTTAATAGATTATTTAACATTACTAATATGAGTGGTAATTATGTAACATTATTTATATACAAAACACAAACAACTTCTTATAACAATAGTCTAATTAACTACTATGGTTCTATTGAAAATATTCCTCCATACTTAAAAGCTACAGATTGGGCTTCTGATTATATGGTTGATGTATTAGCAGTAGCTGGTGATTGGTCTAACTATACTGCTTTATCAGTTGATCCTAGATGGAACAAATATTTTGATGGAACAGGTCTTAAAAAAGGTCAATTATCAAACTTTGCTGCTGATAGAAATGTAAGTGTATTATCATTTTACTCTAATCTTTCTTTCATTCCTTATTTCACTGATTTAAGTGGTAATAACTTATTTATTGAAACTATAATCAATAATGATTTTGCAAACACAGGATTATTCTGTGCATTTAATATGGACTTATATGAAACTGGATTTGCTAATGGTTTAGTTGATTTAGTAGGTAATTCAATTGATTCAACAGAATCTATTGACTTTTTATCTTATAAAGATACAATTGTTGAGAATGTTGAATTTACAAATACTTATTTAGACAGACCAGGTAATGTATTCGGTATTGATATATTAGGAAATCAAAGATTCACAGGAGCTTTTGGTAGAGATTTTACAAATTCTGAAGGTTATGTAAATAATATATTTCTATCAGCTACTCCTTCTTCTTATACGCAATTTGCTGGATTTTCTACATATTCTGCACCAACAACTGGATATTTTCCAGGTATTACAGCATCAGGTAATACTATTTATTATGGAATTACAGCAGGGTTAACTGCTTCAATTAATGTTATTAATTATGGAACTAGTGTATTAGTTACACCTTCTTATTTAGGAAGCAATTTAAATGGTATTAATGGAACTACAATTTCTATATCATCAACTATATTTGGAGCAACTGTAACTGCAACTGCAAGTGCTATTGCAAGTGTAAATATAACTGGATTAACTTATTCTGGATTATCTTATAGTTATTTTAATTTATCAAGTGCTGCTCCTGGATTAACATTAGGTTTTACAATTTCTGCATCAACTGCATCAACTGCTTCAACTGCAATTGCCTCAGATATAGTTAAAAATTGGAACTTATCATATGGTACCTCTACTGGATATACTATGAGTGTTAATGGTTCTATAATATCATTAGGATACACTAATGGTGGTACTGCAGCTAATGGTTATACTTTTTCAATTAATATTGAAAAAGGTATTACATCATCATTGTTTATTAGTTCAACCTTTTCTGGAGGCTCATCATATAACGCTTTAGCTAATCCTTTAATATTAACATTAAATTATCAAACTGAATTTACTCCATTAATATATAATGTAAATTCAGGAGCATATGCTATATCTAATGGAACATACATAACTGTATCAGCAGGGAATTATTCTTTTAATGTAAATCCTGCTTCCTACTCAGCAATAGGTGAATATGAAACCGCTATTGTATTAAATAATAGTGGTATTAATGCGTTATCTTCTACAGTACCTGGATTATTAAACCCAAGCGTTCAGCCAACAGATATTGTATTAGGTTATATGGATTATATTATAAATGGTAATGGAAGGTTATCATCATTAACATTTAGTCAAGTTACAGTTGGTACTGCTGGATATATAGAACTTGTTAATGGAACAGATTATGTATATAATATTAATAACGGAATATTGAGTTTAACTTATTCTAATACAGCTGTATCACCTAATGTTAATCAGTATTTAACATATAGAAAAATAAAATCTTTTAATTATTTATTATCAATTATAAGTAGTTCTAATTTTAATAATGGTTGCATTTTATATTCAACAGGGGTTAATGCTTTAATTAATAGTACAAATAATATGAATTTAATTTCATATAATAATTCAAATCTAAGTAATAAAAACATATCTATTAATTTAGGATTAACAACAACAAGTATTAACCAAATAGTTTTTTATATAAAAGATGATGAATTAGTAATTGGAGCTCAGGGTATGGTAACAAGTGATAATTTACCTATTACATCTTTAACTGGATCTGTTAGATATCAATCATCATTTTATCAAGATTATTATAATGGTGATATAAATACTGGAGATTATTTCTATGATAATGCAATATCTGGATTAACAACAAGTGTAACACTTAATTTTGTTAATGGTAATAATTATGTTTTATTTACAAATCTTACAACACCATTATCAACTTATTTAAACCAAATAGGAACATCTTTTATTTTACCTGATTCTAATTTAAATAATTTCACATTAACTATTGCTAATCCTCTTACAATTAGTGCTACATATGGTTATTTAGTTAACACAGGACAAAATAATATAACAAATGAAGTAATAGCTTCAACAGGAAATGTATATTTAACAAATACTCAATTCACACATAATTTACAAATGGAATTTAATGGTGTAAATGATAATTTATTAAATGTTAAATTTGTAGAAAGTGATAATCAAACTTTATTACCAATTCCTTTAAATTTAGGATTTACATTACCAACTTTATTAGATGTAACATCTTATGATGGTGATTATAAAGAAAGTGTAGAAATTATAAGTTTTATTAATGATAATACAATTTCAGTAGATGGCTCAAGATATTCTAATATCCAAGTAGGAGATTTCTTATCAGCATATGTAGATCCTACAATAGTATTAGAAGTAGGTGAAGTGCCTAAGAAAATAACAAGAATCTTAACAAGAAAAGTTAATCCTTCTGATAATACTCAAATATTACTATCTTGTGATTCTAAAGTTGATTCTAAAACTTATAATGGGGTTATGGAAACAACAAGATATTCTTCAATTGATAATTATGTATCAACATATAAGGGTATTTCTCTTAAAGGATTTAGAATGAGAAATGCTTCAATACCTGATGGAACAGAAGCAAGACAATCATCAATACTTGATTTAGTTGGAAAAGGAACACCATTATTTGAAGCTTTATCAAATAAAGATGCAATTGATTTCAGATATTTAATTGATTCATTTGGTTTAGGTTTAACAGAATACTCAAAACAACAATTAGTTGATATTTGCGGAGAAAGATTAGATTGCTTTGGTTTCTTAAACATGCCTTCAATGAAACAATTTAAACAATCAGCATCACCAACATTTATAGATGCTAATGGAGTATTACAAACAAGCTACATTGCAGCAGGTGGTAATTTAGACAAAAACCCAGCATTCTTATATTCTTTCGGTATAGGTAGAGGTACAACTTGTGTAGGTTATTTCACTCCTTATGTAACAGTTAGTGATAATGGTAGACCATTCGATGTTCCACCAGCAATGTTTGTAGCTACAACTTATATGAAGAAAATAAATGCAAACTCATCTTCTATAACTCCTTGGACTATAGCAGCAGGTATAACAAATGGTAAAATAAGTGGTTTTGGTAAAACTGAAATTGACTTTACACCACAAGACATTTCTAATCTTAATATGGCTCAAATGAACCCTATTGTATATAAAAAGAATAGAGGTTATGTTATTGAGACTGAAAATACAGGTCAAACTGATTATAAATCATCATTATCATACATTCACTGTAGAGAAGTGTTGATTGAATTAGAAAGAGATTTAAGTGCAATGTTATTAGATTTCCAATGGAAATATAACACAACACAAACAAGAGCAGAAATCAAACAAAGAGCTGATGCTATTTGTAGCACATATGTAAGTAAAAATGGTTTATATAACTACTTTAACAAGTGTGACCAAGAAAATAATACTCAAATTATCATAGATAATCAAATCGGTGTATTAGATACTTATGTAGAAATTATTAAGGGTATGGGAGTAATTGTTAATAATATAACAATCCTTAAGACAGGAGCAATTGCTTCAGGTGGTTTCCAATAATAATTAATAAAAATAATAAAAAATCCGTTCCAAAAGAACGGATTTTTTATTAAACATAATTAGGAGTTTTTAATATATATGTAAAAACAAAATGTTATGGATTTAGAAATTTTTAAAAAAAGTGATCCTTCTGGAAGTATGTGTAAAGAAAAATCTTTGTTAAAAACATATCCAAAGGAATATGAATATATTATTGATTATTGTATAAATAATGAATTAGAAGATTTACCTTTTAAAGAAAAAGTTTTTATTTCTGTCAATAATTTAAAAGAAGTTCCTAAATGTAAAAATAATAATTGTAGTAATAAAGTAAAGTATAAAAATTCAACAATAGGATATTTAACTTATTGCTCTAATAAATGTATAAGTTCAGATGAAAATATAAAAAAATATAAACAAGAAAAATCTATTGTTAAATATGGAACTAAAACCCCTGCTGAATCATTAGAAATAAAACAAAAAATTATAAAAACAAATTTAGAAAAATATGGGGTTAATTCTGCTATGTGTTTAGAAAAAACTCAAGAAAAATCTAAACAAACTTTATTAAAAAATTGGGGTGTAGATAACCCTAATAAATCAGAAGAATTAAATAAAAAAAGAATAGAAAGTTTTAAAATAAGTGATTTTAAAGAAAATTTTAAAAAAACATCCATTGAAAAATATGGAGTTGAACATCATTGGATGATAAAAGAAATACATGATAAATCAATTGATGTTTTTTATTCTGATTATAAAAAAAGAATAATAGATAAAATTAATCAAAATGATTATGAATTTAATGGTTTTAATAAAAATATAACTACATATTTAAAATTTTTTTGTAAAAAATGTAATACTAATTTTGAGATATTAACTTATCAATTTTATTATAGAGTCACTAATAATACTAGTATATGTACTAATTGCTTTCCTATATCAGAAAGTTCAAGTATTAAACAAATTGATATTTATAATTTTATTAAAGAAAATTATAATGGAGAAATTATAGTAAATACTAAAGATTATATTAATCCGTATGAAATTGATATTTATTTACCAGAATTAAAATTAGGGTTTGAATTTAATGGGCTATATTGGCATAGTGAGAAATTTAAAAAAGAAGAATATCATTTAATAAAAAAACAATTAGCAGAAAAAAATAATATTAATTTATTTACTATATGGGAAGATGATTGGGTTATTAAAAAAGAAATCTGTAAATCATATATTCTAAATAAGTTAAACTTAACATCTAAAATAGGAGCACGTAAATGTGTAATTAAAGAAGTTGATTATACAACTTCTAAAAATTTTTTAGATAGGAATCATTTTCAAGGTGATTGTAAATCATCAATAAGAATTGGGTTATATTATAATAATGAATTAGTTAATCTAATGACATTTTCTAAATTAAGACTTCCTTTAGGTGGAAAAAATCAAGAACATGTTTATGAGTTAACCCGATATTGTAATATAATAAACACTAATATAATTGGCGGAGCTTCCAAATTATTAAAATATTTTATTGATAAATGGATTCCAATTAGAATAGAAACTTATTCAGATAATTTAATTTCTAATGGAAATATGTATGAAAAATTGGGTTTTACTTATTTACATACATCTAAACCTGGATATTGGTATGTAATTGATAAAAAAAGAGAACATAGGTTTAATTGGAGAAAATCTAAGTTAGTCAAAATGGGTTATGATATAAATAAAACTGAAGAAGAAATTATGCTAGAATTAGGATATTATAGAGTATATAATGGCGGCAATAAAAAGTGGATTTTTTTATTATAAAAAATTTTCATATATTTATAATATAAAAAATATTTATTATGAATAAAGTATATCTACAATTTTGGGAATTATCAGAAATTAATCAAGAAGTTAAAAATGACGGAGTATCATTACATCTTACAATCAATGATTGTAAAAATTATATAAATCAATTTTATAAAAAACGAGTAGGAAAAAAAGTTCCAAGTAAATATTCTCGTATTGTCGGAGAACCTATATTAGTTGAGATAACTGAAAAACTTTTTAAGTTAGTAAAAAAGAATTTGAATCTTAAAATACGAAGTTATAATTATAATAATCTTATTAAATTAGAAGATATAATTATAGTTTAGATAAGAATTTATCAGTTATTATAATAAACTCAAAACCTTTTTTCTCACAAAACTCAATCATGTATTTCCATTTACTTAAATTTTTATTCCACATTTTTAGGGAATATTCAAAATTTTTAAGTTGTTTAACTGTAGCATTTTCTTTTAAGACTGGTGCTACAGTTTCACTATGTGGTTTAACTTCTGCTATAATTTTTGCAATACTACCATCAGGTTTTTTCATTTCATAATAAAAATCTGGATAGTAACTATGTTTAGAACTAATTAAACCTTGTGTACCATTATCCCAATCAGTTTTAACGTATTCTACTTTAAAATTTTCAGCAGACCATCTAATAACTTTTTCACTATAATCAAAAAATATCATAGCTTTTTTCTCTAATCCTGAACGATAATATAATCCACCTTGATTATTTAATTTTAAAACTTTGTCTTTGTTTTTTGGAATATATAAACCTTGATGATAATTACTATTATTTGGTTTTGAATTAAGCATATTAAAATATTATTTTTTTAATATATATTAAATGTCAGAGTTGTTGGAAAGAGTTAAATTATCTAATTTAGTATATGGAAAAGATATACCCGATGTTTTTAAACAAAACTCTTTATTTTTTTATGAAAAATATGGAAAGTCAGATAAAAGTGTCTTAAATGTAAGTCCTGGTAACATGAAGTTAGGATATTTTTATCATCTTGATTATAAAGATGATTCTAATTGGATTAAATATTCTCCTATATTTACTATTGATTTCAAAAAGTTTGATAACTTAATTATTATATATGGAGTTAATTTTAATTTTATTCCAATTGAAATAAGAGTATCTATTTTTGATAAATTTTTTATAGATAAAAACTTTGATAATAATATAGGATTAGCAGTTAATTATGAAGGATGTTATAATGAATTATTAAAATATGGATATGAATGGGCTATCGTAGAATACAATATGGCTCAAATAGTTTTAGTCCATGAAATTAATATGGAATTAATTCCTAGATTTCTATATTCAGGGCATCCAATAAATAAATATGATCCAAAAAAATTATATGAAATTTGGAAAACTAAATTAGAAACAAGAGATAAAAGACATGCTGAGTTATCTAAATTATTAGTTAAAGATATGTTTGATATATCATCAGATATTGATAAAAATTTCACAGAATTAAAAGACCATATTAATAGAATACAAAAAAGTTATAGTAAGTATGGAAAATAAAAATATTTATACAATGAAATTCAAAGAATTTATTTTTGAAGCAACTAAAACAGACATAAAAACTCTTAAAAAGAGTATGCCTTTACAAAAAGTTAAACACTCAAAAAGAGTTGCTAATTTAATTAAGTTATTAACAGTATCTCAAGATGTTCATAATGCAGCTTTATATCATGATTTCTTAGAAAGAGGTGGGTCTATTGATGTATTAAAAAATATGGTTAGTTCATATTCAATTAAATTAGTTGAGTTTTTAACATATTATGATAATGATGTAAAGTTATCTAAAAATAAATCATTAGATATCTTAAAAGAAAGATTTAAGGATATAGATACAAAAACAAAAAATGATATTATAGAAATTAAAATATGTGACCGTATAGATAATTTATTAAGAAAAAAAGAATTAAATAAATTAAGTAATAAATATTTAATAAAAAGTCAAGAGTTATTTGATTTTTTAATATCATCTTATGATGGAAATAAAAATAAATTATTAAACTTCATACAGCCCTACTTTTCAGAAATACTAGAAAAGGCATAATATTTAATATATACATTAATTATGTATAAAACCTACGAAGAATGTAAAAATTTTATTAAACAAAATTTAAAAATAAAAACTCAAAGAGATTTTAATTCTTATATAACTGGTAAATCAATTCAGTTAGGAATTCCTGCTAATCCAAGAAAATTCTTTAAAGAAGAATTTTTGGGTTGGGGGGATTTTTTATGTACTAATAATATAGCAAACCAAGAAAAAGAATTCTTACCTTATAATAAATTGAAAGAAAAAGTTATAGAACTTGGAATAACTTCTATTTTTGAGTATAAAAAAATATATAAAAAACATAATTTTTTTCCATCCTCACCTGATCAAACTTATAAAGAATGGATTTCATGGTATGAATTCTTAAATAAAGAAAAAATTCAATTACTATCTTTCGAAGAATCTAAAAAATATTTAAAACAATTTTGGTTTAAATCTTCAACTGAATATATTGAGTGGTATAATAATATCAGACCAAATAACCTTTCAGCTAACCCTGAAAAATTATTTAAAGAATGGATTTCTTATTCTGATTATTTAGGATATGAAGAAAAGATAATGTCTTATGGATCTCAGAAAGTTCAAAGTTTTCTTGATAAATACTCAATTAAATATAAAAAAGAAAAAACATTTCCAAAATGTAAAAATAAAAAAGTTTTAAAATTTGATTTTTATCTTGTAAATTATAATATTTGTATTGAATATGATGGAGAGCAACATTTTAAACCAAATAAATTAATTGGTGGAATTGAAGCACTAGAAAAAGTAAAAATACATGATGAAATTAAAAATAAATATTGTTTAGATAACAACATAATCTTATTGAGAATATCTTATACAGAACAAAAAAATATTGAAAATATATTAAAAGATTTTTGTGGAATTAATAATATAAAACTAAATGAAAATTTATCATATACCTCTTTTGAAGAAAAGAAAAATAAAAAAGTAAAAGTTGAAAAACTTTCATACAAAGAAGCAAAAGAATATATAATAAATAATTTAGAAATTAGAAATCAAAGAAATTATAAAAAATGGGTTAGAGAAAATAATTTAAAATTTTTATATAGCTCTCCTGAACAAGGATATAAAGAATTATGGGTAAATTATTATGATTATTTATCTATTAAAAAATAATTAAATAAAATGGCTGGATCATATAATCCAATAAATACTAATACAAATCCTAATATTATACCTACTGCGGTAGAAAATAAAGGAATATTTAATAGATTACTAAGGTCTTTATCAGGCTTAGGACTTAAATACGAAGACATGATCCTTAGGAACACAATTTCGGTGGGTATGAATGAAGACCCTCTTGCTCAAAGAGCGGATTCTATGTATGCTTTCTTTTCTCAAAGAGCAGTCGCTCAAGTTTTAAACAAAAAATCAATTCCTTATTTAGATAAAGCGTATTCAGATAAAAGGAGAATATTAAGAGAATATTCTATTAAGGATGAAATACGTGAATTTGTATCTGTATTAGCAGATGAAATTATTGTATATGATGAAGATAAAGATTTCTGTTCTCCAAGTCCTTTGAATAATAGTTATTCACAAGATATACAAGATAAATATCAAGAATTTTTTGAAAAAATATATAATCGTTTTGGTTTTTCTGATGGTATTACTGCATGGAATATGACTAAAGATTTTTTAATTGATGGTTATGCCGCAGTTGAAATTATATGGGATGATACTAAAAAGAATATTATTAGTTTTAATAGAATGAGACCTGAAACTCTTGTTCCCGCTTATGAACCAAGTATAGGAAATATTTGGATACAATACCCAGAAGATCCTGCTTTAAGAAGAATTTTCTTAGATTCACAAATAGTATTTATATCATATTCTACTCAACATGATTATTCTGAAACTTCTTATGTAGAAGGACTTATTAAACCATATAATCAGTTAAAGATTATGGAACAAACAAGAATTATGTTTAACGTAGTTAATGCGATGGTTTATCAAAAGTTTACAATACCTATTAAAGGTTTACCAAAACAAAGAGCAGAGGAACAAATTGCTCAATTAATAGCAGACTATTCTGAGGATGTAGAGTTTGATGATTCATTAGGAACATTAACTATTAGTGGTAGTAAACATTTACCATATAATAAACAAATATGGTTTCCAGAAGGTGATCAAGGTACGCCAAATATGGAACTAATTTCTCCACAAGGGCATAATCTTAATGAAGATAATATGTTAAATTGGTTTATGAATTGTTTGAAAAGAGCAAGTAAGATACCTTTCCAAAGATTTGAGAAAGAAAATGGAGGTGGTCAGTTAGTGACTGCTGCTAATGAAATGACAAGAGATGAAATAACTTTTGGTAATTTTATTAGCCGTTTACGTTCAATTATTAAAGAACTAATTGTTAAACCAATTAAACTTCAAATGTGTATGGAATTTCCTGAATTAAGACATGATGAAGTATTCCTTAACCAAGTTGATGTTATTTTCAATACAAATCAGATTTTTGAAGAATGGAAAAAATTAGCAAATATGGAAGCTAGAGCTAATATCATGACTACTTTATTAGGAATTATGAATGGTGAACAACCTTATTTCCATGTTGATTTCCTTGTTGATAAAATTATGAAATTAACTCCCGAAGAAGTTGAAGAAAATAAAGCTTATTGGATTAAATCAAAAGGTGTTGGATCATCAACTGCTGCTGGAGGTGGAATGCCAGAAGGTGGTGGAGGTGGTGGAGAAGCAGGTCCTTCTCCTGAAGCTCCTGTTCCTGAAGCGGGGGCTGAAACTCCTCCTGAAGGTGGTGAAGCTGCTCCTGCACCTGAAGCTGGCGGTGAAACTCCTCCTGCACCTGAAGCTGGTGGTGAAGCTGGCGGTGGTGAGTTTGAATTTTAATATAACTAAAAAATCCTCTTTAAGAGGATTTTTTTATTTTAATATATAATGTATGGTAAATAGGTTTTTTGAATTAAATGAAAATAAATTATTCTATAAAAGTATAGAAGATTTTCTAAATTGGTTAGAAAAAAGATCAAATAATAATTTTTTATTTTTAGATACTGAAACTACAGGATTATTTCAATCTGATCCTTATGATATACAACTTACACAAATCAGTGCTGTTTCATGCACATATGATTTTAATTTGAATAAATTCAAAGAAAATGATTCATTTAATAAAAAAATTAAATTAACAGATAAAACTAAATATATAATCAAAAATAATTCAAACTCTAGGATTAAACAAGTATTAAGATTTAACCATTATGGGCAAAATAAAAATAAATATGAAGATGAAAATTTAGTATTAAATGATTTTTTGAATTGGTCTAATCAATATAAAAATTCAATTTTTATAATACAAAATGCAAAATTTGATATGAGGATGTTAAATGTTAGAAGTGGAATAAAAACATTTAATAATGAAGTTTTAGATACTAAAGATTTAATACAATTATATTATATACCTTGTATTCAAAAATTATCAGAAGAGAATTTAGAATATTTACAATTAATAAATAAAATTGGTACTTCTATTAGAGATAATGGACTTATATCTTCAAGTTTATCTAAAATTGGTCCTGCTTTAAATATAAATATGTCTAATTATCATGATGCTTTAAGTGATTGTAGAATCACAATTACTTTATTAGAAAAAATTGTTGATTTTTTAAAATCTAATAAAAATATAGATATAAGAAAATATCAACTTGAAAGAATACAAGTTAGTTTTTAAACTTTATTTTATCTCGTATTTCTTTATTTTGAATAGGGTAATCTACTCCATGACTTAATTGTAAAGATTTTTTTCTTTTATCTTCACTACATTTTCTACAAAAATATTCTCCCCATTTATTTCCATATTTAATATAATTTTTAAATAAAATATCTTTAATAATTCCACACTTATCGCATTTACAACTTATTTTGTAATGACTACCAGGACTAAGTAATTCAATTGGAATTGATAATAATTCTCCTCTCTTAACCTCATAACCTAAATTATGTAAATAACCTATATTTGTGTTATTTACTTTTATTTCTATTTCTCTACTTATTATCATAATTTATATCTATTCTAATTATTTTTTTTGAATTATATTCGTGATAAACACATTCTAATTTTAGACTAAATCCCTCATTAATTAAACCTTTAGCTTCATTCCCACAATAAGTATTCAATACTTTAATTTCAGCAAAATATTCCTCATTTATTTTTTGCACGTTTTTAACAATATGAGAAACCCTATTTAAACTAGTGGAAGAATCATATTTTTTATGAAAAAGTTCTCCATATGTTGCACTATCAGATAAATCCCAATAATTTAAATTATCATCTTCATCAATTTCTAAAATTTCATTTAAGATTTTTCGTCTTTTTATCCATTTATTATCAAACGAATTTAAGTAATTAATAAGTATTTCTTCATCATCAAAATTAATTTTATACATACTTTTCAAATTTTATTTTTCCACAATCATATATTTTATCAATACCTAAATTTTCCATAATTTGAGATTCTGATAAATTCAATATATCATGACCCATTTTACCTAATTTAAGTTTATTAAAGTTTTGTTTATGAACTCTAAGCCCATTGATAATATATTTATAGTCAGGTTTAGACTCTGATACTAAATTGAACCCTAAAGAAAAATATAAATTTCCATTAGACCAATCTTTATCAGCATAACTAATTATTCTTGAAGGATAATTTTCTTTTATAAAATGATTTAATAATTTAGAAGCACCACCTACTACTTGATGATTCAATAAATTACAAAATCTATTTAAATTCCATTCATTTTCAGGCATATTTAAACGTCCTTCTTTTTTATCAAAACACATTAAACTAACTAAATTATCTTGATGATAAAGTCCATATATCAATTTAGACGCTACGAATCCTTGAATATGATTATTATTTAGAAAATTTCTATATTCTTCAATATTTAAAATTTGTCTAACTTCAGTTTTACGAGCATAAATTTTATTTGGAGTTAAACTTAACCAATTATTAATTTGAGACTTTAATATATCAAAATTTTTATCAAAATCATCTTCATAAATCATCTTCATATCAATTCCTTTATCTTTGAAATATATTTGTTTATTAATATGATAATTTGGCTCTTTAAACTTATTTGAATGCCAATATAATCCATTAAATTCTATACCAATGTTTAATTCAGGTAAGAAAATATCTATTTCTATACCATCTCTATATCCTGAGATAACCTCTCCTGAATAAATACTTTGAATATATTCTAATAAAATTTTTTCTTTTATAGATTTGTTATCTCCTATGGGATAACAAATAGTACATAAAGGTATATTATTTTTTAATCTATTATGAAAATTATCAACATGAATTTTAAATTCATGATTTTCATTTAAATCACATTTAAATAAAGATATAGAATTGTCAATATATTTAATATAATTAGGATGTTGACCTATTATAGTATTTATTTTACTGATTTCTGACTTATTATAATTATCAACCCCATATTTATCTAAATTAGTTTCTTTACATTTTAATAAATATTCTTCACTTTTAGCATAGTTATCAACTCCATATTTATCTAAATTAGTTTTCTTTATTTTTTCTTTAACATCTTTGTTTTGTAAATTAGACTCAACACCATATTTTTTTAAATTAGTTTGTTTTATATTTTTTTTAATAAGATCACTTTGAGAATTATATTCAACACCATAATTTTCTAAAGTTGTTTCTTTTTTCTTATTTTTTACCAAATCTAATTTGGAAACATTTTCTACTCCATATTTTTTGAAATTAGTTTCTTTAATTCTATTATGAACTTCTTTATTTTGTAGAAAATATTCAACCCCATATTTATCTAAATTAGTTTCCTTAATTTTATTTTGTATTTCTTTATTTTTTGATATAAACTCAACACCATATTTTTCTAAATTAGTTTCTTTAATTTTTTTTTTAACCTCCTTAATTTGAAAAACATTTTTAACACCATATTTTTCTAAATTATTATTTTCTAATTTACATTTTCTACATAAATATTCCCCATTAATATAACCATAACTTGTATAATTTTTATAAGTTATTTCTTTTTCAA